ATTAAGAGAGCATTGTATAATGATATGTTAGGTGATCCAAATAAAACTCCTGCATCTGCAACAGAAGTGGCAGAAAGAATGGCAGACCTATCTAGGAAAATAGGTTCAGCTTTTGGTAGGTTACAAGCAGAAATGGTACAACCAGTTTTACAAAGAGTAATATACATTTTAAAGAAACAAGGTAGAGTAGAGATGCCGACTGTCAATGGTCGTGAAGTTAAGATTCGTAGTGTATCTCCCCTTGCACAAGCACAATCTAATCAAGACATAGTATCTTTAAACAGATTCTTGCAAACAGTCGGCAACACATTTGGTCCTGAAATGTTAAATATTTTAATATCATCAGAAGAAGCTGCTGTTTATTTAGCAAAAAAATTTGGCATACCAGATACTTTAATTAGAGATGTAGAAGATAGAAAAGAAATTGTAAGATTAGCACAACAAATGCAACAACAACAACAACCACAAATGATGCCACCACAAGAGGGAGAACAACCAGATGCCACAGCACTTGGGGGTTGATGGATATCCTCGTTCAAAAGATAAAGATGAACGAATATCTAAAGATATAGAATCACTTTTCAAAACACCGAACGGAAAAGAAGTTTTGAAATATTTAAAGTCAATTACTGTAGATGCAGTAAGTGGACCAAATATTTCAGATGCCGAACTTCGGCACTTAGAAGGGCAACGATATCTTGTTGCTTTAATAGTAAAACGAATTAACCATTCAATAAGAATAAAAGGAGTTTAAAATGGTATTTGCAACAAAAGAAATGAGAGATAAAATTTTTGCTGATATAGAAAAAAAGAAAAAAAAAAAACAAGAAGAATTAAAAAAAATTGAAGAACAAATAAAAAAGAAACAAAAGCAATTAAGAAAAAGAAGTTTGTTACAAAAAGGATAAAACATGAGTGAAGAACAAGTTACACAAGAATCTGCTACTGTACAATCAGTAAATACTCCTCCGTCTGTTGCACCAGTAGCAGAACCAACAAGACCAGAGTGGTTGCCTGAAAAATTTACCACACCTGAAGATATGGCAAAGTCTTATGGTGAGTTAGAATCTTGGAAAGGTAAAAAAGAAGAAGATATTAGAACAGCTATTCATTCTGAATTAGAAAAAGAAGCATTTGCAAATAGACCTGCATCAGCAGGTGAGTATCAAATACCTGAAGTCTTAGATGAAAAAGAAGCAGTAGATAATAAATTATTAAACTGGTGGGCAGATTATTCTTGGAATAATGGTTTATCTCAAGACGAATTTACAGAAGGTGTAAATGCTTTTGCAGATTATGTAAACGGAGAGCAAGTAGATTTAGAAGCAGTAAAAGCAGAACTAGGTGACAATGCAAACTTAAGAGTGGAAGCTGCACAATTATTTATGGATAAGTTTTTTCCACCTGAGTATCACAATGCTATAGTAGAATTAGGTTCAAGTGCTGAAGGCATTAAAGCATTAGAGTTTATACAAAAACAAATGCAAGGAACTTCATTAACTGGTCAAGCAAATGTTCCTGCCAAAATGACTCATGGTGATATAGAAGCTAAGATGAGAGATGAAAGATACTGGAATCCTGCTAAAAGAGATAAAGCATTTGTTAATGAAGTAAATAATGACTTTCAAAAACTTTATGGGTAGTGGTGTCTACAACGAGTTTTCCGTTGTAGAAGCTGATATAAACCACATAAAATATCTTCAAGATAATTTAAGAAATACAGATGTTCGTGAATGTTTAATACATGGTGCAACTCCCTTTCGTGCATTAATGGTAGGTATAAGAGAAGAACAAGCAGAAACATATACAGCATTAATAGAAGGTAAACCTGCTTTTATGTTTGGTACTGTGCCTATCTATGAACAAATGATTGCTAATATTTGGATGTTAGGTACTTACAAGTTAGAAAAATATCCAGTAACTTTTATGAAATTAAGCAAATATGTAATTGATTACTATCAAAAAAAATTTTATCAGTTAGAAAATGTAGTACCTGCTGACCATTATAGAACAATTAATTACTTAGATTTTTTAGGATTTAACATTATAGAAGAACCAGTAATGATAAATGGTTTTAAAGTTTTAAGATTTTATCGTTGCAAGGACAATAAAAATATAGTATCTAGGAATGAACAGCCCTGTTATAGCTGATAGCCCTATTGGATAACTAGATGATGCGAAAGACGGATAACTGAAAATTTGAAATGTAACTTTAACTAAGGAGAACTGTTATGGCTAATACAATTAGCACAGCTTTTATTACACAGTTTGAGAGTGAGGTTCATCTTGCGTATCAAAGAATGGGCAGTAAATTAAGAAATACTGTTAGGTCTGTGAGTAACGCAACTGGAAATACAGTACGATTTCAAAAGATTGGTACAGCAGAAGCAACTACTAAATCAAGAAATGGTAATGTAACTCCGATGGAACTTGCCCATACAACTGTAGACGTAACTCTATCTGACTATTATGCAGCAGAATACATTGATAAGTTAGATGAGTTAAAAACTAACATAGACGAAAGACAAGCAGTTGCACAAAGTGCAGCAGCAGCTTTAGGTCGTAAGACTGATTCATTGTTATATACAGCAATGGATGCAGGTGCAAACTCAACTCAAATACATGATACTGGGTCAGCTTTAGCAAAAGCAGATTTACTATCATTGTTTGAAACAATGGGTTCTGCAAATATACCTGAAGATGGTGGAAGATATTTAGCAATGAATCCTAAAGGATATGCTGATTTATTTTTGATCACAGAATTTGCTTCTTCTGATTTTGTCGGAGAGCAGAATTTGCCATTTGCAGGTGGAATGTCTATGAAAGAATTTTTGGGATTTAAAGTTTTCTCAACTTCAGCAATCACAGCAGGAAAGAATATTGCTTATCATACTTCAGCAGTAGGTCTTGGTATTGGTGCTGATGTAACTACAGAGTTAAATTATGTTCCTGAAAAAGTTTCACATTTAGCAACTTCAATGATGTCAATGGGCGCAGCAGTTATAGACGACAATGGTATCTACGAAGTACTAGATAATAATTCATAAGGGAGATTAATTATGGCTTATGCAGCAAGTGGTCTTACAAGAATTGGTGGAGATTCAAATGGTAGTTTGTGGAGATATACAACTACAGATGCCATTGCAACTGTAAATACTGCTAACTATTTTAATGATGCAGCAAATATGTTAGCTGTTCGTGACCTTATTGTAGTTCACGACACTAATGTGCCTACTACAAATTTCGTTACTGTTTTATCAAATAACGGAAGTGCAGTAGATGTGTCAGATGGTACAGCAGTTGCCGAAACTGATGGCGACTAACGACTAAAAAGGTAGGGGGAGAGCAATCTCCCTCTAGCTATCTAGGAGATTTTTATGTCTATTCCAAAAAAAAAGAAAAAGAAAAGTTTATTAAAAGCATCTGATATAAATAAAGAAAAAGAATTAAAAGTAGCTGTGACTAGACTAAAAGATATTATGACTCCTGCACAGTTAAAATCAACTCTACGTTTTAGTGACCCAAGAACAATCTATAGCGATTTCAGGAGAGGTGGTATGCCACCTAAATCAGCACAAAGATCAATGATAAGAATAATGAGAAGAAGAAGTAGAAGATATAATGCTGCTGGTAAAATAGAGGATGATGTTCAATAAATTATGGCAAGTACAGCAGCAAATTCAGCAATAGATATAGCATCAAGAGCATTAGTTCTTATAGGTGCAGAACCAATTACTTCTTTTGATTCTTCAAGTACCGAAGCATTAGTAGCAAGTAATATGTATGAAGATACAGTTAGAGCAACATTATCTACAGCAAGGTGGAGATTTGCAACTGAACAAGCACAAATATCACAATTATCAGATACACCAACTGGAAGGTTTGACATTGCTCATCAGCTTCCAAGTAATTTATTAGTACTTCATGGTGTAACAATAAACGACAGATTAATTAATTATACAGTATATGGTGACAAAGTATTTTCAGATTCAACATCTGCTGATGTTTTGATTGCTGATTATACATTCAGGGCAACTGAAGATAACTTTCCTAGTTATTTTTCATTGGCTATTGAATATGCTTTAGCATCTATCTTTGCAACTTCTATTGCAAGAGATGACAATCTTATGCTTGTTATTGAAAAGAAAGCAGAACTATTAATGGCAAAAGCCAGAAATATAGATGCTCAACAACAAACAACAAGGCGAATACCTACATCAAGATTTGTAACAAATAGGAGAAGTTAAATGGCAAAAGTAAGAGTGCCATTAAATAACTTTCAGTTTGGTGAGGTTAGTCCGTCTTTAACATCAAGAACAGACACACAAGTTTATAGTAATGCAGCAGAACAAATAACTAATTTTTTTATTCGTTCAGAGGGTGGATTAAAAAAAAGAGCAGGAACACAAAGACTTGCTAATCTTGGTAATTATACTAATGGTACTTGCACAATAACAGTTTCAGATTATGGCAACATTGTGGTCGGATCTACAATTAAGATACCATTTAATGATGGCACAATAATAACTTTAAAATTTGAAACAGCAGGTTCAAGTTCACCAAGCGCAGCATCAGGCAACACTCATTATGTTAGAGCAAATGCAAATAACAATACAACAGCAGATAATATATATACTGCTTTAAATGCAGTAGATGGTTTAACTGTAGCTAATCCTGCTGCTGCTGAAGTAACAGTTAAGAGAGATGATGGTGGTAGTGATAATCTTGAAGTTGTAAGTTCAGATACTACACGATTAGCAGTTACTAATTTTAGTATATTAAGACAAGAAGTAAGATTAGAACCTTTTATATTTTCTGATGATGAAAAATATATAATTGCATTTAGTAATACACAAATACAAATATTTCAAATTAATCCTACAACTGGCGCAGTTAGTTCAATTCAAACTCTTACAAGTCAATCGTGGTTAGTAAATACTACAGCTAGTCCTTATATTGAGGAAATAACTTTTGCACAGCAAGGTGACTTAATGTTTATATGTCATCCTACTTTTCAAACAAGAATACTTGAAAGAACAGGTTTAACTACGTTTGCTGTAAGTACATTTAGTTTTGATACATCAAGAGATGGGAATGATATATATCAACCTTACTTTGCTTTTCAGGCATTAGGTACAACTATTACTGCTCAAGCTACTAGTGGTACTGGAAAAACTTTAACAACTTCTGCTGATTATTGGGTATCAGGTCATGTTGGTACTGATGTTCTTATAGGTAAAACAAGGTGTAGAATTACTGGATATACAAGTGCAACTGTAGTAACTGCAACTATTAATGGAACATTGCATCAACAATTACCAATAGATTCAATTAAAGTCTTTGAGGGTAGTGGTACAGTTCAGGTAACTAATGCTTTACATGGATTGGCAACTGGTGGTTCAGTTACTATTGAGAGATGTGGTGCAGTAGGTGGTATTGCTGCATCTAATATAAATGGCGCAAGAACTATAACTGCTGTTATAGATGAAAATACTTATGAGTTTACAGCAGGAAGTAGTGCTACTGCAACATCAAGTGCTATTGGTGGAGGAAGTCCAAGAGTTGTAACTAATGCCGCAACTACAGAATGGTTTGAACAAAGTTATTCAGCAATTAGAGGTTATCCTGCTGCTGTTACATTTCATCAAAACAGACTATGGTTTGGTGGAACTCAATCACAACCTGATGGTATATGGGGTAGTAGATCAGGTGACTATTTTAATTTTGACATAGGTTCAGCAGAAGATAATGATGCTCTTGATTTAACAGCTAATGTTGGAGAAATATTTTCTATAAGACATTTAGTTTCTAACAGAGATTTGCAAATATTTACATCAGGTGCAGAACTTTATATTCCAACAATATCTAATAAATCTGTAACACCAACTAATGCTCAGATAAGAAGGCAAACACCTTATGGCGCAAGTTTTGTTAAGCCAACTGTTTTTGATGGTGCTACTTTATTTATACAGAAAACTGGCACAGCATTGCGTGAGTTTTTATTTACAGATACAGAAGCAGCTTATACTTCTGTTGCTGTGTCGGCATTAGCACCACATTTAATTTTAGACCCAGTTCAACAAACTTCTATTAAAGGTGCTTTAGATAGAAGTGAATCATATGCTTTTCTTGTAAACAAAGATGGTACACTTGCAGTCTTTTATTCTGTTCGTGGAGAACAAAAAGCAGGATGGACATCATGGAATACAGAAGGAGTATGGCATAGTATATGTGCAGTACATGACAGATTATTTGTTGTGTCAGCAAGAGATGATGGTTCTGGAACAACTAAACTTTATTTAGAAGAATTTTTAAGTACCATGCCAATGGACTTTTGTGACAGTTTTAGTGGTAGTGCAAGTGTATTTACTGGTTTAACTTCAGCACATTTTACAAATAATGCTGTTGTAAAAGCAACTAATGGTAATGACTTTCTTGGTAGCTTTACTGTAAGTGGTGGACAAATAGATGCTAGTGATGTTAAAACTGGAATAACACAAGCATTTATAGGTTATGCGTTTACACCAACAGTTAAAACATTACCTATTGATGTAGCAATAGCAGGTGGACCTATAACTGGAGAGCCAAGACAGATACCTAAAGTTATATTAGATTTAAATGAAACTTTAGCTGTAAGTGTGCAAGGTCCAAGTACAACGTCTACAAGTAGAGATATGGTTATTAGAAATGTTACAGATGATATGAGTTTAGATAGAATAGCTGTAACTGGCAAAGAAGAATTTAGAATGATTGGATATAGTCGTGACCCAAGAGTTATTGTGTCACAGTCTTTTCCATTAAATTTACAAATTAACGGAATGGTAGTAGAGGTGGCTTTTTAATATGGCATGGCAATTAGCAATAGCAGCTTTATCAGCTTTTAACACATATCAAGGTTATAAAAATGCAGGTAAATCAGCAATAAATCAAGCAAATTTACAAAATAGACAATTAAAAACTCAAGGAGAAATGCTTAAATTATCTGCATTACAAGAACATAATGCTAGAATGAGTACAGTAAAAACATTCAAAGGAACTAATGAAGCAACAGTAGGTTCTTCAGGTAGGGCAGAAGATAGAACTTTTATTGCAATACAAGAAAGAGCAGACAGACAATTAGCAATAGAGTCAGATAGAGCATACGTTCAATCAATACAAAAATTAGCAGCCAATAAATTAAATATGAATATAAATACGTTAGTCGCCCAAAATAAAAGAAATGCTTATAACAATAAAGCAATAGGAGCAGTCCTTTCTTTTGCTATGACAAGTAGTAGTATGGTTGGTGGCTCTCCCACACCTACAACCTCACAAGGTACTGGTTTAGGCATGAGAGGAGGGTATCAAACATAATGGTTGAATTTTTAAAAGCAAAACAAACTCAATACTTTAATAAACCAGTTGGTGTTGTAAGTTCTAAAATGGGTGGAGAAGAATTAGCTGTGTCTTTTGCTGAAGAAGCAAAGCAAATAACTAATTTAGCATTAAGAAAATTAGAACAAGCTGAAATTAAAAAAGGTAAAGATTATGTAAAAAAAATTCAAACAAGAGATGCAGAAGGTAATTTAGTCTTTGAGCCATTGCCAAATGAATTAAGTGATGTTGCAAGAGAAACTGCCGAACCATTGCTTGATAGAATTTACTCTAATGAATTAACTGTAGATACAGTCAATAAATTTAATAGTATAAGAGCCAGTAAATTAGATATATCACCAGAGGAATTTACTACATTAGCATCACAATATTTAGCTGAAACAGAAAGACAATTAAAAAAAGAAAATGTAGGAATACTTACATCAGACTTTAGAAGAATTGGTGCAAAATATATAGCACAACATCAAAGTGATTTGATGCTTGAACAAGCAAAAAGATTAGATAAAAAAAATACTCAAATGGAATTACAAGTAATTGATATTAAATTAAAAGATTTAGAATCTATGATTGCTAATGGTGATGATTATTTTGATTCTTTAGAAGAAGAAGGCAGCAGTCCGTTTGCAGTAATGGGATTCCCAAATGCTAGATCTTTTGAAGAAGTTAGAGATACTTTATTAACAAGAGCAGCTAATCTTTTAGAAAGAGGAAAAATAAATTTTCCTCGTTATAAGGATATACAAACAAATATAAATAGAACTTACACAATGGCTAATGTAAGAAAAATGTTAGACCCAATAGGAAATAATTTAGATTTAAATGCAGTTAATATTTTAAGAAAATTTGTTATGGATGAAGTATTAACAGAAACAGAAGAAAAACATTTAGAAAAATACAATATTGATTATGAAAATTTTGCAACTTTAACAAGAACAGACAGAGATTTTGTTAATGGTAGATTAACTAATTATGCTTCAGTAATATCAAATCAACTTTCATTAATTGGTAAAACCAATAACTCTATTGCTTTTGAAAATAAATATCAAAAAAATGATATCTTTACTTTAACAACAAAAGATTCAAAATATTTAGATGAATCATTAATTCGTAAATTTCCAAACATTGTTGGTAATATTACAGCAGACCAACTTACAAATGAACATATATATGCAATAGCAAGTACAGTAGATGGCATGAATTACATGACAAAACATAATGGGTTATCATATAAAACTGGACAAATATTTAAAAATATTGATTCAATGATTACAAGAGTACAAAGAGAGCCAAAAGTAATAAATGAATTTATGAAACAATTAGATTTGTTTAGGAATTTTTATTCGGTTACTGGTAAATCAGGACAAATTTCTAATGACAGTTTTGTAAATACTATTGGAGAAAATAATTTTAAAAAATGGTTATCGTTAGATGCTCGTTTAAGAATATATGGAGAGCAAAATATAGAAGCTTTGTTATCAGATATACAAGGTATGAGATTAGACGAAAGTGCAAAAAACACAACGATTGCAATTAATTTAGCTGAAATTGACTCTGAATTAAGTGGTAATCCTACAAATAAAATTAATCAATTATTAAATAAATTTATAATTGATGAAAAATTATTTGGAAATATAGGTCCTTCTGTTATGGGTGGCAAGGGTTTTAATCCTGAAGCTAAAACTTTTTTAAGAATTATTGCAGAAAAAGAATTAGCAGTTGCAGGAACAAATGCAGATACTTTAAAAGAAATACTAAAAAATACTTATAATGCTTTGTATGTTGAAAGTTCTGTAATGTACACTCCAATACAAAATACTGGCGATAGAGGTTTTTATAAATTTGGTTTTGGTAATCAATATTTAAAATCAAGATTTGCACCTGAAAGATATTTTGGAACTGATGAACATTTAGAAGGTTTTAAAAATCATGTTAATAATAAAATAAATACAATTATGCAAGATGGAACTAACTATGAATTAGGCAAAAATATATTTTTATATGCTACAACAAGGTCTGGAACAATGGATGGCGCAGAATATGTTGTAGTTAGTGGAGATAATAGTAAAGATATTTTTGACCCAAAAACAAGTGACATTATTATGGTTACTACAAAAGGTTACATGGCAAAATTAAAAAGAGAAAATTTAGATAAATATAATAAAGCACTTGCAGAACAAAAGTTGTTACGATTAAGAAGAATAAGAAAAACAAAAACTACAAAAAACAATCTTTTACTAACTGAAGATGGAAAAGAAAAATCAAATTGGCAACTTTGGTTAGAAAGTTTTATAGGCACACAAGATATTTTTGGTAGAAGTTTTAAAGGTGAATAATGCCATTACAAATACCATTTTATAGTAGAAATAAAAGTAATGTACAACCTCCTGATGTTGGCTTTTGGGAAGATGTGGGTAACAATTATGCTCGTCAATACAAAGGTATGTACAGATCGTATAATGCTTTATTTGAAGAATTTGCAACACAAGAAACAGAAGAAGATTTTGAATGGTGGAATAACATTGAAGGATATGAAGATCAAATTGAGTATCTTTCACAAGCAAAAAACACATCACATTTAGAATATTTAAAAGAAAATTTAAACATTCAAAGAGAAATAAGAGCAGATTTAGAAAGAGGTTCTATTGCTCCTGCTATTGTTGCAGGAATATTTGACCCTTTAAATGTTGCTCTTGCTTTGCCAATATTTAATACTGGATTAAAAGCAACATGGGCTGCAAAAAATGCTTTAGGATTTGCAACAGAATCAGCAAAGATTGCTTTACCTTTTGCTGTTACAAGAGAAGCTATAAGAGCACCTTTTGACCCTTATACAACACCAACTGAAGTAGGATTAAACATTGCAAGTGAAACTATTTTTGCAGGAATATTTGGTTATGGTGTAAGAAAAGCTGCAAATGGTATTATGCGACCAAAAATAGCTAAAGCTATTAAAAATTATGACGATTATTTATTTGCAAGAGGTAAAGACCCAACAAATATTAATGGTGTGCCAGTTAAAAATAAAACATCTACAAAGAAAAGAACTGATGGAAGTAAAGTAGGTGCTTATTTTAGTAAAAAAAATAATGAAATTATTTGGGACAAAAAATATATTAAATCTCAATTTGATAAAAAAGCATGGCTTAATCCTAAAGTAGTAGGAGTTAAACCTTTACCTGATTATTTGTTTGAAACACCTGATGATTGGGCAAGATTTGTATTGCACCATGAAAAAATGCATGTTGAAATGCCTTTTCAAAAATTAAAAGAACGATTTGAATCTGTTAATCCTAATACAAAATATACAAGAATAAATTATGAAAATGATATAAATGACTTAGCTATTGAAGATTATACAAAAGGTTTTGGAATAAAAGAAACAGCAGGAACAAAAAGTTTTTTATTTAATATTATTACAACAGCAGGTAAAAGAATTTTAAATAATAAAAATGTTCCTAATGAAGTAAAAAGAACATATGTAAGTTTATTTTATAATGCTTCATTAAATTTAGAAGGCAACATAGCAGGTGCAGGAATTCAGTCTGCTCATGCTAGAACAATACCTTATACTGCAAAAGGTAATGAACTTAATAAAACTATAAAACGAGCATATGTAAATCAACTAAAAGGCAGCCCATCTGCAACACAATTTTTAGGTATAGATGTAGATGCTGTTAATGTAAAGTTAGGTAACTATGGAGCAGATGCAAAAGATTACGATACATGGTATAAAAATTTTATAAACTTTCATGTTGATATGATAACTGATCCTAGCTTTGATATGGCACTATATCATGCTTTACCTGATTTAGATAAGAAAGCTCTTGCTGCATTAAAAACTTTTTTTAATGATTTTGAAAAAGCATTAAGAGCATCAGGTAAACTTGGTGATGATGCAGGTAAACGAGCTAAAATATCTGATTTACAAAAAAATGTAGATTTTCATAAATTAGAAATAGAAAAATTAAACAAATCTAAACTTGATGGAAGTACAAGAAAAAATTATATAACACAACTGCAAAACAACCTTGATAAAGAAAAAAAACAACTAAATGATTTAATTGCATATAAAGATAAAAACCATAGAAAAATGGTTAATAGAGAATTTTACAATACTAAAACAGAAAAAAGAGATTTTGGTAAAGTACGATACACAATGCTAATGTTTAATCAAGATGCAGCACCAATACAACGAAAAATAACTACTTTAAATATTGAATTACAAAAAGTTAAAGGCAATAAAAACTATTTAGGTGGCGAAGAATTTTCTGCAAAATCAGTTCCACATCAAAAACAAATAGATAAATTAGAAACAGAAATAGAATTTTTAAAAGGTGATTTAGACAATCCTATAAGAACTTATGCTTTCCCACATTACTTTAATAAAGAACTTTTATTAAATGATGTAAGTGCAAGAGAAAACTTAACTCAAGTTATAGCTAATGCTTATCGTAAAAAAGGTAGCAAAACGTATTGGGATGATAATACACAAAAATATATATCAAAAGATGCAACAGATGACAAGATTTCCAGAGAGTTAGCTGAAGAATCTGTGTTACATATTTTAGAAAATTCTGAATTAGATATATTAGTACCTCGTTCTGGCAAATCAAAACATTTAATGCAAAGAGTTTTAGATATACCAACACATGAACTTAAAGAATTTTTAATATTTGATGAAAGAGTTATCCAAAGTTACGCAAACAAAATGGGATTTCATGTTGAGTTTGGTAAAAAAATGGGTTCAATGACTATTGATGATGTATTAGATAGACATGAATATGTAATGAGAAGTCAGGGCAAATTAAATGAAAATGAAATTGCAGGAATTCGTTCTGATATGCTTTCGGAATATGAAAGAGAAGCAGGAATACATATACAAAATCCAAATAAAGCTATTATAAGACTTGGTAAATTTCAATTTGGAAATCAACAAAGGGTAGTAAGAAATCTTAAATCAATAGCAGGTATGACCTATCTTCCACTTGCAGGTTTGTCAGCTTTAATTGATGCCATTGGTATGCCTTTGTTTAAACATGGACCTCGTAATGTATTTAATGGTGCTATGGATGCTATTAATGGTGACTTTCCTGCAATGCTAAAAATGGGTGACCAGTTAAGAGATTATGGTGGTGAAGCTCTTGAAAATCAATTACCTATTGTACAGAATAGATATTTATCTGATAGTGTTCGTGACATTCAACCAAAATTTACTGAACGATTTATACAAGGTGCTGAAAAAGTTTTTTATCGTGCTAATGCAATGTCTGGTGTTACTGTAGCAGGAAAAAGATTAAGTGATGCGTTGCTTGTTCCTGCATTTTATAAAAGAATACAATCAATAAAAAATAATGAATCTATTATTGAAGGTGGTAAAGATGTAACAGATAGTGTTATAGAAGATTTAAGTAAGTATGGATTAGATATACCTACAATAAAAAGATTAGCAGATATGCCTTTTTTAATGTCAGAAAGAGGTTCAGCAAGAGTAGACATAACAGAATGGTCAATGAAAACTCAAGCTGATAGAGATTTAATACAAACATTTATGACATATAGAGCGCAACACGCAAGAAATACAATAGTTCATGCTACTGCATTTGACAAACCAGTTATGATGGATGGATTTATGTATGTACGAATGAATCCAATGTTAAAAGCAATGGGATATACTCCTGACAAAAGGGCATCAACAGCAAATGTTCAAATGGTAAGACTTGAATCAGCATATTTTGGAATACCTTTTCAATTTATGAGTTTTCCATTAGCTGCTACAAATAAAATAGCCATGCAATTTTTTGATCCAAATGTACAACATAGAATTACTGGTATGTTATCGCTATTAGGTATGAGTTATGTAGTTCTTAAATTAAAAAAACCTGATTGGTGGTTTGAAAATAAAGATTTTTCTGAAATTTTAATGAGAACAGTAGACCAATCTGGTGTTACTGGTATTTATATGGATTTAGCTTATCATGCTTTACATAGTGCGTTGGCACATGGACTGTATAATGATAATAATAGTTGGATTAAAGGTAAGTTTCAACCATCTGTATATGATGATTTGTTTGATAAATTTGGCGCAGCACCAAGTATGGTAAGAGAATGGTTTTTAGCTGCACATGATTTAACAGTTGGTAATGGAGAAGAAGGATTAAAAAGAGGTCTAAGGAATTTACCTCTTATTGGGTTATATGGAATGAACAGAGATATAGAGCATATGTTTCACACAAGAAGTTATTAGTAGACTTTTTTGAATAAAAATAGTAAAGGTTAGATTATGACAATAGCATTAAGTGACAATACACCACGAATTAGTTACACAGTAAGTGAAAGTGCATCTCAAACTTCTTTTACTGTACCTTTTGTTTTCTTTGATGGCTCAACAGACCTTAATGTTTATGTAGATAATACAGCAAGGAGTTATCATGCTTCAACTGCAAATACTACGCAATATACTGTATCAGGTGGGAGTGGTTCTACTGGTAGCATCAATACTTCTGTCACTGGTGCTAGTGGTGGCAGCACAGTAACAATTACTCGTGCAATACCTTTGGCTCGTACTACTGATTTTCCAAGTTCAGGTGCTTTTGAAGTGGCAAAACTTAATACAGAATTAGATACACTACTTGCTATGCACTCTGATTTTAATGATACAAGTGGTCGTTCATTAGTTTTAAATGATTCTGATGCTGCTGCTTCAATGACTTTACCTTTGAAAGCAGACAGATTAGATAAGGTTTTAGGTTTCCATTCTTCTACTGGTATACCTCAAGCTGTATCACAATTAACTACAGCAAGTGTTGCTGCTACAAATACTGTTTCAGTAGGTGGTTCATCTACTGCATCTGTTGCTGTTACTAATAACAATGCTGCTTTTACATTTGGTATTCCGACTGGTGCTACTGGTGCAACTGGTGCAACTGGTCCTGCAGGAATTGGTATTCCTATGACATGGGATACAGATACAAGTGATGCAGACAGTGGAGCAGGTAAGATTTATGGAAATCATGGAACAATAGCTTCAATATCTGTTTTATATGTAGATGATGTAGATGATAATGGAGTAAGTATAGCCACTTATGTTCAGTCTTGGGATGATGCTTCAAATGCTGTAGCAAGAGGATATATCTATATAACCAAAGAGGGTGCGTCTAATGTATATGCTGTGTTTAAAGTGTCAGGCGCAGTTACAGATGCAAGTGGTTATAATAAAATAGCTGTTACTCATGTGTTATCTACTGGTACTTTTTCTGATGGGATGGGTGTTAATGTTTCATTTGCTCAATCAGGCGCAGATGGTTCTAATGCTTTTACTTTAAGTGATGGTTCTACTACACAATCTATTGCTGATGGTAATACATTAACAATAACAAGTGGTGAAGGTATTGACGCTACTGTATCAGCTACAGACACATTAACGATTGCAGGTGAAGATGCTACAACAAGTAACAAAGGTGTAGCTTCATTTCATTCAGATAACTTTGCTGTATCTAGTGGTGCAGTAACAATTAAAAATGGTGGTGTTGATTTAACTGCTGAAGTAACTGGTGTATTGCCACTAGCAAATGGTGGAACAGGAGCAACTACATTAGCAGGTGCTAATATTGTAGCTACTAATGCTCAAAATACATTTACGAAAGCACAATTAGCATCAACATATACTGCTGCTTTATCATCAACAAGTGGTGTACTTGACTATGACACATATCAAAACTTTATTATTACATTAGCTAGTGGATCAAATACTTTGGCAGCAGCTACAACTGAAGCATCACAAGTAGGGCAGACTGGATTTATAATATTCATTCAACCAAGTAGTAGTAGTGCAGGAACAGTTAGTTTACATGGTGATTATGAAACTGCTGAAGCAGCAGGTCTTACATTATCTTCAG